GTCCTCAACCATGATCGAGTATGAATCATTTCCTGTATAAGAACCCTCCTCTTAAGTGCGTTCTCTGGACCATCATTATAATAGTTGTTAATAATGTCAGTTGCTAATGCTATAGCTATAGCCTTCGCAGTTCCGTCAAAATTTTTAAAATCTATATCGAAACCATACTGACCTTTAACTCGATGTCGATTATAAAGAAAAGTCCATTCTGCACTTTCTGGATTGATGCCAATCGATCCAAAGAATGAGTTCCTATTTGCGATAAACGCAGCGCAGAATGCTAGGAAAAACATTCGCGATGCGATGATGAAATCCACTGGGGCAGCACAAAACGCACGAGTATTCGCGGTTTCAATCTTCTCCAGCTTACGCCTTTCATCTTTTAGGCAATTTGTCCATACAGAGAACCCTAACTTGCCTTCCTTAAGGTCTCTCTGCCGATCGTCAAGTCGTTGGCGAAGTTCGGGATCGGTTACGAACTTCTTTTTGGTCTTTTCATCTTCACCAAATAACCACCGTTTACCAGATGCATCAGAGGGTCTGCGTTGTACATATGGATATCCGGGCGATGTTTGCATATCCATTGCGTCATAATGCGGTACGTTTGGTATTCCGTTAATTGCTTCTTCTTCCGTAAGCACGCGAGGTTTGAACGGCACAGTGAACTCATTCACCCTTTGCTGAACATCGTCACATGCTATCATCAAATCCGCATTAGGAAACGGAATCTCCACATTACCGTATTTTGACACTTGTTTACCGAGCAAATCATTAGTTCTAAACTCAGGTAAAACCCTTTTATCCATACCCCACAACACAGCTGGTTCTGTTACTGGTTCATGAGGAAAAGTCCCTTGGAACATTGATGGTGTGAACCGTGTTCCTCTCGGTTCGCCAATTCGAACTTTAAACGCACCTTCCTGCGTAAAGTTACCAACACATGATTGGCTGGTCACCTGAGTATCCAAAAGCAATTCTTGGTATTCAGGAGTGTCCACAAACTCGTCACTCACTTGTTCTCGGAAATGCGACGAAAGTTCACATATATCCTCATATGTGACTAGACAACTAATAGCTGACATTGATCT